GATACCGACAGTTTCCAAGACGCACTCCGAGAGCAGGGCTCCGGGGTAACGCTGGATACTTCATCTATCCGACACTCCGTCGCATTCAGCCTCAACTAGTTTCCCAATGGGTTCAGGCATTCGATCGCATTCTGAAGAAGTGGACGTGATATGGCAGAATTCAGAACGCTGAAACTTTCCATCCTTGCGGATGTTGACAACCTCAAAAAGCAACTTGGTCAGGGCGAGAAGGAAGTTCAATCCTTTGGCTCAAAGGTCGCAGACTTCGGTAAGAAGGCAGCCTTAGCCTTTGCCGCTGCCGCAGCAGCCGCCGGAGCCTACGCCGCCAAACTTGCCGTCGATGGCGTCAAAGCAGCCATCGAAGATCAGAAGGCTCAAGAATCGCTTCGTCGAACGCTTGAAAACGTCACCGGGGCAACCGAAGCCCAAGTCAAAGCGACCGAGGATTACATATCGACAACTGCTGTCGCGGTGGGAATTGCTGACGATGAATTACGTCCGTCACTCGATCGTCTCGTCCGAGCCACCGGGGATCTGACTCAAGCGCAACGCTTACAGTCCATCGCGCTCGATATTAGCGCAGGCACAGGCAGAAGTTTACAAGCCGTCACAGAAGCCCTTTCAAAGGCTCAGGAAGGCAATCTGGGCGGTCTAACTCGCCTCGGTGTAGGTCTTACCGCAGCCGAGGTCAAAACCCTCTCATTCGAGCAGATAACGGCGAAATTAGGGCAAACCTTCGCAGGGCAGGCAGCCGCATCGGCGAACACCTTTCAGGGTCGCTTAGATCGACTCAACATCGTTCTGGATGAAGCCAAAGAATCAATCGGGTTCGCTTTGCTCCCGGTCTTGGAGCGTCTCCTGAGTTTCGTGAACGATCGCATCGTTCCGGTTATTCAGAAGTTCGCTGAGGATTTTGGCAGCGGAAACGGTCTGGCAGGCAACATCGAGCGCGTCGTCACAATCATTCGAACCGTGCTAACTCCGGTGCTCGAAGGTGCGCTTAGCCTATTCCGTCGAGTTCGTGACGCAGTCGCAGCCAATCAGGAGTCCTTTACCAAGTTCGCAGACCTGATCCGAACCTACATCGCACCGGTTATCGGAACCGTTCTCGGTGGTGCGCTCAAGGCTCTCGGAGTTATCGCTCAAGGCGTCATCAACATAGTCGCCAAAGCAGCCGACTTCATTCGAGCAACAGTCGAAGTGGCAATCGCCGGCATCAATGCCCTGATCCGTGCCTATAACGCAATCCCGGCACTACCTAACATTCCTACCATCAACGCACCAAGCGCAGGCGTTACCGCACCGTCCGCGCCAAGTATCCGGGCGATCGAGCGAGGTGTTCCGTCTGCTACTCCAGCAGCCGCGCCGGTCGCTCCGGTTACGAATAACATCACGGTCAACGGAGCCATCGATTCTGAGTCAACGGCTCGTCAGATCGCCAGAGTCCTCACAGAATCAGCCTCACGCGGCACAGGTGGCGGCGGTGGCTTCTTAGGCGGTGTTCTCGTAACGTGACGGCTTGGACTCCCGAATACCGTATCCGCGCTAACGGCGACACAATCACCGGTATCACCCTCGTCGGGTTTTCGATTACTTCTGGGCGAACCGACGTCAACTCACAGGCTCAGGCAGGATACGCAGCGATTCGAATCCTCAACCTGACGAATCAGATTTACACATGGGGAATCAATACATCGATTAACATCGAGGTCAAAGATACGACTGCGACATTCGTTCCCATCTTTGGCGGTCGCATCTCAGATATTGCCGTGGGAGTCGAACGAAGCGGATCTGAAGGCGCAATCACGGTCATCGACATTTATGCCCTCGGAGCCTTAGCCAAACTTCAAAACGCAGTCTGGGAAGGTTCGTTGAGTAAGGATTTTGACGGCATTCAGATTCGAACCATTCTCGAAAGCCTTTTGACCAATTCGTGGAATGAAGTCGCAACGTCTGAAACATGGAATTCCTACGACGCGACCGTTACATGGGAGGACGCCGAAAACGTCGGCATAGGCGAAATTGATGAGGGCGAATACGAAATGATCAGCCGATCAGCCAGCCCTGTCAACATGTATTCCTATGTTTCAGATCTTGCGAATTCGGGCATCGGGTATCTTTATGAGGACGCTAACGGTTTGATTTCCTACGGAGACGCAAATCATCGTCAGGAATATCTGGTCGCCAATGGCTACGTCAATCTTGACGCTAATGACGCGCTTTCAGACGGTATTCGTTCGACGACTCGTCAGGGCGATATCGTCAACGATCTTGTGATCAATTACAAAAACAACTTTGGAACGTCTTACACATTCACCGACCAAACGTCTATCGATAATTTTGGGCTCTATGCTCGATCAATCAACTCGCTCATCGATGACGATCCAGACGCTGAATTGGTCGCGGAACGCTTCGTCAACTTTCGATCGACGCCTAAAGCCAAGTTCGACTCGATTACCTTTGCCCTACAAAACCCCGAAATCAGCGACTCAAACCGGAATAGCCTTTTGAACGTTTTTATGGGTATGCCGGTCGCCATCGCTAACCTGCCAGCCAATATCAACTCCGGCAATTTCGTGGGTTATGTCGAAGGCTGGACGTTCCGATCGACACTTTCAGGACTTTCTTTGAGCCTTACCCTAAGCCCGACTGAATTCTGGACGGTTGCTCAGGATTGGGATCAGGTCACCGCTACGCTCGAATGGACGGACGTAGATGCTACACTTACTTGGCAGAACGCGACAGGAGTAATCGACTAATGGCAACAACTACGATCCTCGGCATCACCCTTCCCGACGATACGGATCTGGTCAAAGATGGCGCGTCTGCTATGCGCACAATCGGCAACGGCTTCGATGACTCGCTGGCGAAAGTAACGCTCAACGATCAGACGGCAACCTACACGGCAGTCCTTACCGATAACCGTAACAAGTTGGTTCGAATGAACGTCTCGACCGCTAACGACTTTCAAATCCCGACCGACGCGAACGTGAACTTTCCTATCGGATCCGTCATCAACGTCACGCAGCTCGGAACCGGCGCAACGACCATCAAGGCAGTCACACCGGGAACAACGACCGTGAACTCAACCGGAGCCACCCCAGCATCACCTCAACTTCGAGTCCGTTACTCAGCAGCGTCCTGTATCAAAACCGCTGCTAATACGTGGTTGGTCGTTGGAGATATTATCTAATGCTTCTCATTCCGGGGATTATTGGTTCAAAGTTCACAAAATTGACAGTCGAGTATTTAGTTATTGCCGGCGGTGCTGGCGGTGGTGGCTCGGCAGCAGGCGGCGGCGGCGCTGGTGGTTATCGTTCATCCGTCGCAGGTGAAAGTTCAGGCGGCGGCGCATCAGCGGAAAACGTGTTTGAACCAGCACTTAGCACGAATTACACGGTCACCGTTGGAGCCGGTGGCGGTGGCGGTGGTGGCGGTGCTGCGCAAGGAACAAATGGAAACAATTCCGTTTTCAATACGATCACATCAACCGGCGGTGGCGGTGGTGGCGCACTCGTCGGAACTCGATCTGGCGCAAACGGTGGCTCTGGTGGTGGTGCTGGTTATAGGGCGCAAGAAGCCGGCGGCACTAATGGAACTGGAACCGCCAATCAAGGTTACGCAGGCGGTCAAAGCCAGACAGGAGCCTTAGGATCTGGCGGCGGTGGTGGCGCTGGCGCGGTTGGTCAAACAGTCGGAACAAATAACGGAAACGGTGGTGCTGGAGTAAGTTCATCGATTACCGGATCATCGGTTGGACGTGGCGGTGGTGGTGGCGCAAGTGGAGGAAGTGGAGCAAATAGCACGGCATCAGACGGCGGTGGAGTCGGTGGTGCGAATAACGCAGCTGCTGGAAGTGCTGGCACGGCGAACACAGGCGGTGGTGGCGGTGGTGGTGGTTTCACTTATGCTGGTGGAAATGGCGGTTCTGGCGTTGTGATTTTGCGCTATCCAAGTTCTTACACAATCACAATTGGGGCAGGTTTGACCGGATCTACTTCAACCGTTGCTGGCAAAAAGGTTACAACAATCACAGCCGGAACCGGAAATGTGAGTTGGGCATAATGGCACATTACGCTTTTTTGAATGAAGATAATATTGTCGTTGAAGTCATTCCAGGAATTGACGAAAATGAACTAATTGAAGATCTAAGCCCGGAACTTTGGTATTCACAATTTCGTAAAATGAATTGTGTAAGGACTTCTTATAATGGCAAAATTCGAAAACAATTCGCAGGTATTGGATTTACTTATAATCCGGTCGCTGATGTTTTTATTGCGCCGCAACCTTTTCCATCATGGAGTCTTGACGACAATCACGATTGGCAAGCACCAAAGCCAAAGCCGGTCGAAGGTTTTTGGATTTGGGACGAAGAAATAGGTGATTGGGTTGAAGAAACCGAATCCGTGGCTTAGCCATGCCGGACGACAACTCCGTGAGCAAATCGACGATCGTTATCCTAACCGCGACCGTCGTTCTGACGGTTGGGTGGCTGACTCGAAACATTCTTCGAAGTCTGATCACTCACCTCGAAGAAACGGAGTGGTCAGGGCAATAGACATCGACGCCGGGTTGGGTCACTCAAAGGCGTCCGGAATGCTCGCATTAGCCATCGTCGAAGCTGCCAAAGCCGGAGACAAGCGGATCAAATACGTCATCCACAAGGGTCGGATAGCATCGAAAATCCGGAAATGGGCGTGGCGTCCTTACACCGGGCTCAATCCTCATGAGACGCACATTCACGTAAGTTTCACTCGCAAGGGTGATCGGGATCGAAGCAACTTCGCAATCTAAGGAGAATCGTGAACGATTACATGAAGCATCCAGCAGTTCTCGCAGTAGGCGCATTCCTTAGCGCATGGGCAGCGACGAACTTTGATCTCGATTACCGAGCCGTTCTTTGGTCGGTCGTTGCCGGTGTCTTTGGATACGCGAAGCCCTTCAAGAAGTGAAGGCTGCCGAATGGGTCGGACTGATTGCTGGTCTGACCGGGATTCTTGGTGCGTTTGTAGCAGCTCTGCGATGGACGGTTCACCAGTTTGTTCAAGAGAT